CAAATTAACAGTAATATTAATACACCATATTTTGTAAATGCGTTACAGAAAGGAGTTGAATTAGAAAAATCAGGAAACACTACAACCGCTTATGTTGCGTTAGGATATATGTACTTAAATTCATATGGCATTCCTTTAACATTTTATTATACTTACGGCAAAGATTTTAACAATACTGATAGTTTATTTTCCGATAATATTATATCTAAATTAGATGAATATGAATACTCACAAATTTTACAAATAGGATCATTTTATCATAGATATAAAAAATACATAGAGACAGGAGAAGATATTTTAGATGGCGTTATTAATGATTTTGATTTTACAAAAAATTATGATCCATTATCGCAAAATTTAGAAAAAATTTATAAAATAAAAAACTATACTGGAGGGTCACAAGATTTTATTTGTCAATATAAAAAAATCGATGCAAATGATAATACAAAATTTGTTGATGTGATTAACACAGGATTTTATCCAAAACTTATTTCGGACATTCACTATTATTTTACCGGTAAAGATTTATTTACGGGGTATACTGAAACTGAGTTTACAAATGCTTATGCTGCAGGAACTTTGAGTATAGGTGTAAATAAAGATGCCTCATATTTTATGCCTTTTGGTGGGGATGTTAACAACCCAAAAAGAAGTGTTATTTTAAATCCATATTTTTCATATCTAACGTTTAATAAAGATGCAAATATAGACGCACAAAACAAAATTCATATTTTAATACCCTCAAATGGAGGTTTACCATTAAACCAAGCAAAATTTGAATTTTTTAAAAATGATAAATTAACTTATGAAATTTTAAGTAGTAAGGAATTGTTTAATGGTTCTGTTAGAACATTATGGGGGCAACCAAATTATGGATTTTTTCCAAAAACTTCAAACATAATAAACCAAAACATTTTTCTTAGTCCAAATCAAGATTTTTTTGATGGTAATGATATATCTTATTATTTTGATCCATTTAGAAAAGAAATATTAGATAAATTTGAAGAATTATTTTTAGGGTTCTGTAAGAAAAAACCAGAACCTAAAGACGTTTTAATTTTAGATGATGACATACAAGACCCGACTTATTTTTCTTCAGGAGGTATAACATCTTTAAAAAATAGAAAATTATTTGATCAGATGTTATCCATCTTTTCAGTAAATGATGCCTCATCACCACTAACAAAAACACAAGAAAATAACGATGGATTAAGTTTGGCAACCACACAGAAAAAAAATAACGCAAATACCTTTAAAGAATTTTTAATAGAAAATCCTATCATTTTTAAAAATGGTAATCCATTAAATTTTAACAGAAAATTATTTACAAGTTTAACAACTATACCTGAATTAAAAAATTTATTACCTATAACATTTGACCCATATGTGCCAGGTACGTTACCTGGTGATGGTATTTTAACAGGACCAAACGCACTTTTAACAAGTAAAACTTTGAGTCAAAAAAACGTAGACGCTTGGAAGTCTTTACTATTACATAATTATCATGGTAATTCTGATGATGTTTATATTTCATATAGTAATACAGGTAGTACTATTACAGACTTTTTTATAGATATGAATATTGATTTTACAAAAGAAAATGTAGAAACATGTGAGGAATTAATAAAAAGATATTCATTACAAAAATTTTATGCAGTTTCTAATGGTAATACTTATAACAAAACAAACTTTATTTCGTATATTAATAACCTTATACAAGAAAATTTAGATACACAAAAAAACCTTACAAATCAGGTCTTTCAATACATGAGAGATAAACTACCTGGAGTTAGTTTGCAAACAAATACTAATCAAGGAAATGTTAATGGAGATATTAATAAATTATCCACATATATTCAGTTACAAACATTTAATAATAGGTGGACTGCCGGAAGTGATTTATTAACAAGACCTTTATTTGAGGATTTTCTTTTTATGAATAGTGCTAATGCAGACATTGGAGATCAGTTACAATTTTTTATTGAAGATGTCACCAAATATTTAAAAATGGAAAAAAGTATGAGTATTGCTGATGTTATTGGCCATATTTTGAATGAGGATAAAACTACACTATTTTATGCAACACCATCGTTTATAAATTTTAATGGAGTTTTAGATGCAGAAAATTATGATAAACCAACAGATATAGATATACCAAATAGTCTTTTTGGTACATTTAGAAATGTTAATTACTTAGATTCAAGACAAAAATTTATATTTTTATATGTTGGGAAAACATCTGAACATCCGGCGTTAAATGACAACAGAAATGTTGTTTATGGTGATGATTCTTTTGATATAAGAAATCCGGCAGATTGCCCAATTAGTATACCTCAAACACCTGAAACTAATTTTTATAAAACAAATAAAATAGTAGCATTTAATGTTGATTTTGGTATAAGAAATCAAAACATGTTTAAAAAGTTTTCAGTTGGAATGGGAGGGGGAAAACAAACCTTAACAACATTTAAGGTTAATGAAAGACTCGCCGGTGGATCAAGTGGAGATAAAGTGGGACAAGAAACACAATCAATGTACTCATATTATAAATCTTTGAGTTATAATATAGATGTTTCAGGAATGGGTAATGCAATGATACAACCAATGATGTATTTTAATTTGAGACACATTCCACTTTTTTATGGACCATATCAAATTTTAGAAGTAAACCATACCATAAATGAATCATCCTTTGAAACAAAATTTAATGGTGTTAGAATACCAAAATACGCCTTACCTGATGTTGATAGTATATCTACATTTATTAAGAAAAATTATTTAGAAAAATATAAAAGTCAAATTTTAAAAGAAAATAACGAAAATAGATATCAGGAGGATGTTGAGACAATTTTAGACCCATCAAGACAAAGTAAAGAACCAACAACATCACCAGAAGAAGAATGTATTAAAATTGTTAATGATGCGTATAAAACGTTATCTTATGTAAACAATAAACTTACAACAACGTCAGTTGGTGAAATGGTTTTAAAGATTAAAAATAAACAACCTGAAAAATATGTTGATGCTTTAATTTTGTTACTTGCAATGACCAGACCAACCAATTTGTTAGATAACAAACCAATTAACGCTGCGGAAGCAACAACACTAACAAATGATGGTATAGTAACTACTATGAATAATGATATTTTTCTACTTACTGCTAATAATGTTTACGCCGCTAATCCCGCACTTTCAAAACTAACTTGTGTAAGTTTTCCTGAAGGGGCAGTACCTTTATTTAGTTTTGATGATATAGATGGTGGTTTGGAAACCATAAATGGTATTTTAGGATCAACTGCTCCGTTAATTGAAGGAATAAAAACTTCCGCAAAAACGGCTAATCCAGCATTGAGTGACAAAGAGGCGTATTCTTTATCCATATCTTCACTTTTATTTGCATATGATACTAAATTTTTATTTACAGGAACAAGAACCGGACAAGATATATTTGATTTTTATCAACAAAAAATCGTATCAGGTGAAGTTACAACAGAATATGCAACTAACTTATTTCTTCTTGCATCTATATGTATCGATAAATTTTAAAATAATGATATATTTATAATAAAAAAACTATGAGTAATATTAAAAATTTATTAGACGATTATTTGAAAAAAGATACAAGACTATCTGAAAAACAAATAGATGCTGATCACAGACAAGTTTGTGATTTGGATACCGGTGACTGTTATACCATTAGAATGAAAGACGGTTTAATAGAAAGAGTGGATAATACTCTTAAAACAAATAGAACATTAAGAGTAGAAACACCCACAGGTGTGAAAACATTATTGAATGGTTAAAAATATTAAAATGAGTGTAGATAAAAAGATTTTACAAGAAATACAAAGAATTAAAAATATAAACAGATATATTCTTAATGAACAAGAACCACCGGCTGAACCACCGGCAGATCCTGCTGCACCTCCAGGTGGAGAAGAGGGTCCTATTGGTGATGTGCCACCACCGGCAGATGCAGGGGCACCGGCACCTGGTGGAGATGTAGGAGCACCACCAACAGGAGGGACTGAAGTACCTGAACCTGTAGATGTTGCAAACGATCCTGATGTTGAAGAAGTAGGTGCTGAAACCGAAGGTGCTGAAGGGGGTGAAGAGGAATCTGAAGAAATTGACATCACTGATTTAGTTACAACACAACAAGAAATTAAAGATAAACAGGATGGGTTTATGGACGACATGATTTCTAAATTGGACGAATTGCAGTCTAAATTACAGAGTATGGATCAAATTTTGAGTAAAATTGAAAACTTAGAGAAAAAATTTGATAGATATAGAGATAAAACACCTGAAGAAAAATTAGAACTAAGATCTCTAGACTCATACCCATATAATCAAAAACTTACTGATTTTTTTGATGATAAAAAAGTAGATATGGAAAAATCAGGAAAAAATGAATATATTTTAACATCTGACGAAGTTGAAAATTTCTCACCAGGAGAAATTAAAAAAACCTTCAATATTTATGATGATGATGAAGAAGAAATGTAAAAATATAAGGGACCCAAAAGGTCCCTTTTTTATTTGACATTCTACCAAATTCACTTATAATTGTTATAGATAAAAGAGTTAAAAATTAAAAACAAAATCTATGGCAAATTCAATTGACGCAGTACTTGCACAGTACGAAAAGAACTCAACACCGAGTTCACAAAAACAAAACATTTCACAAGAAGACAGATTGAAAAGGTATTTTTCTGCCGTTCTTCAAAAGAACGAAAAATCTGCACAACGAAGAATTCGTATCCTACCTACAAAAGATGGTTCTTCACCATTCGTAGAAGTTTGGTACCACGAAATCCAAGTTAATGGACAATGGGTTAAGTTGTATGACCCTGAAAAAAACGACAACGAAAGATCACCACTAACGGAAGTTTATAATGAACTTATCTCCACAGGGAAAAAAGAAGATAAAGATTTGGCATCTCAATACCGTTCACGTTTATTCTACATCGTAAAAGTTATTGATCGTGATAACGAACAAGACGGAGTTAAGTTTTGGAGATTCAAACACAACTACAAACAAGAAGGTGTGTTAGATAAAATATTACCTATTTGGAAAGCGAAAGGTGATTTAACTGATTCTGAAAAAGGACGTGATTTGATTATTGAATTGATCAAAGCAAAAACACCACAAGGAAAAGAATACACAGTTGTTCAAACAATTATGTATGATGATCCGGCACCTGTACACACAGATAAAGAAATCATGGACGGATGGTTAGTAGATGAACTTACTTGGAAAGATGTTTACTCTAAAAAACCTGTTGAGTATTTAGAAGCGGTGGCAGTAGGAGAGACACCAATGTGGAGTTCTGAACTTAAAAAATATGTTTACGGAGAAGAGGCTGAAATTTCTCTTGGTGGAGGAACTGAAACAAAAGTAGAAACACCAATTGTTGATCCACAAGCGGATGATGAACCATCAGAAGAATTACCATTTTAATTTTATTAAAAAATGAATAAGATATCACAAAAAATGTATGAAGCCCTGACCTTGAAATATAGGTCAGAAATGGCTGAAGCCGAAGCAACACTTTTAATTTATTTCAATAATTCCGTTGGTATTGGAGAACACCCACAACATTTAGAAGAAATGGATAAGTTTGTTGAGAAGATGACAAATGCAAAAGATAAACTTGAAATGTTGGAAACAGTTTACAAGTATAATGTCAAAAGAGATGAAAAGTTTGAAATCACTGAAGATATGTTAAAAATTATAAACGAACAAAAAGAAGAAGATGGCAATTAAAAAGAACGATTTTAGTTCATTAAAGAAAAAGTTTTCTACATCAGCAAAATATAAACCACAAAGGTTTTTTGATTTAGGTGAACCATTCTTAGATGCTGTTGGATTACCGGGACCTGCGATGGGACACATCAATATGTTTTTAGGGCATAGTGATACAGGTAAAACAACCGCCTTAGTTAAAACTGCGGTTGATGCGCAAAAAAAAGGAGTACTTCCTGTTTTCATTATTACTGAACAAAAATGGTCCTTTGAACATGCAAAACTTATGGGGTTTGAATGTGATGAAGTTGTTGACACAGATACAGGTGAATTAGAGTGGGATGGTTTTTATATCTTTAATAATAACTTTGATTACATTGAACAAATTACGGATTACATTAATGATTTGTTAGATGCTCAAGAAAAAGGAGATTTAGACTATTCATTATGTATCATGTGGGATTCAGTTGGTTCAGTTCCTTGTAAGATGACTTACGAAGGTAAAGGGGGTAAACAACACAATGCAAGTGTTTTAGCCGACAAAATTGGAATGGGGATCAACCAACGTATTTCAGGATCTCGTAAAGCAGATTCTAAATATGAAAACACTTTGATTATTGTTAATCAGCCTTGGGTGGAATTACCTGACAATCCATTTGGTCAACCAAAAATTAAAGCAAAAGGTGGTGAAGCAATTTGGTTAAACTCATCTTTGGTGTTTTTATTTGGAAATCAAAAGGGTGCAGGAACAACAAAGATTACGGCGACTAAAGACAAACGTACAGTAAAGTTTGCTTCAAGAACAAAGGTGTCTGTAATGAAAAACCACATCAATGGACTTGGATTTGAAGACGGTAAAATTATTGTAACACCACATGGATTTTTACCAGGTAAAGAAGCATCTGAAGAAAAGGCATCCATTGAACAATACAAAAAAGATTATGCTGAGTATTGGAAAGAAATCATAGGTGTTGATGGTGACTTTGATTTAAAGGCAGAAAAAGAAGAAGTTGAGTAAGAACCCTGTAATTTACAGAAATGACAAAAACCCTATTAGTAGACGGGAATAATTTATTAAAAATTGGATTTCACGGAGTTAAAGATTACTTTAACGGTACGGAACACGTAGGAGGTATTTGGCATTTCCTTAACACATTACGTAGGTTCATAGAAGACGAAAACTTCAACAAGGTTGTTGTATTTTGGGACGGAGAAACA